AAAGGATAGATGCTGTAAGTTTCGCCACTAATATAAACATCTATGTATCCTCTGCTCGGTATCTTCTCCCCTGTGTAGATATCCTCGCCTATTCGCCAGCGATTGTAAAGATTATAAAACTCCTCAAAGGTTACATTCGTGAGCGTTACCTCTATGTTTTCCGTTCCGAACAGCACACGGCTGGACTTCCTTAACCTTTCAAGATTGATATTTTCATTTAAAACATCTACTTCGCTCGGCAGGTATGGGATTTTATCCGTGTCAGGCTCTACTTCTATTTTGCCGTTGTTCTTGTAATTTGTCACGATGATATTCTCGCCGTTAGGTTTCTTGGACAATCCACCACCGAAGAGAGGAAACCACCTTTTCATATGGTATTTCGGATTGTGGTAAAGATTAACGGCTGTTCGTTTATTCTTCACGCCCTCGGCTGAAATAAAGCCGTCCGTTGCTGTGGCGTTCCTATTCTTGATTACATCGGTCAAGGTATGTTCTATCTTGGTAAGGATAGTCCCTTGTTCTATTCCTGTTCGTTTGTCAAGGGTTAGTGTGTGGGACTTTATGGCAAGTATCGTGTATTCTCCGACATTCAGCCCCTCTACGATTTTGATTTTATCCCCTACTTTGAACGGCAGGGTATCCCAAGGCGACTTTGAAGCCGTAAGGGTAAGCACTCCCCCAGCATCCGAGTGGACAACATCAGGGAAAGAACCAGAGTCTATGTAACTTCCTGTAATGGTGTCTATCAGTACCAAATCATCATCGTTGTCGTTGGTGTTGTCGTTGGTATCATCCAGCAGGTCTTGGATTTTATATTCATCAATGATAAAGCTAGTTGTCTTGTCAAGTTTCTTTTTAACCGACTTTATCGGTGTGGAACACTCCATTTTCGTGTTGAAGTTAAAAATATCCCCTTTCTTCTTGGTAGAATATTTCTTTGTGCCAAATATCAGGTTGTTGTAGCTTATATCTTTGTCGTTTTCTATGGTCAAGTTCTCTTGAACAAAGTCTTTGCTTGTAAGGTCGTAAGCCTGAACATCTTTAAAGAAGTAGTCTATATCCTCTACTATCAGTTGGTTTTCTATAACATCAAAACCAAGGGCTAATAGTGGCGATGCTCCCTCGTAGAATAGCGACTTGAACGAGGTGTTGATTTTGTTTTCGCCTAAAAAGATATTCGCCACGCCACGCAGGAAAGACCCTGTGGCTACATATTGATTGGCGTATTTTCCTCCCTCCGAGAGGATATTGGAAACCAGTCTTATCTTTCCATCAGAATAATTCTCTGCTACTTTGTCTATGGCATCAAAAAGGCTTACCACCTTGGACTTCCTGCCGAGCTTGTCAATGCTGGAGGTTACTTTTAGACTGGTGTGTGATTTATTTCCTGTAATAATAAACTCTTTGTTTCTTATATCATTATGTGGCATGATACCTATCTTTACTGTGCTGTTTGCAGGTAAATCACCTATTGCCCATCCTTCATTGACAATGTTCATTTCTGAATAGTTGCCTATATCCGTGTCTCTGCTGGATTTTAAAAAAAACGTAGTTGATACGTGTGGAGTTTCTATCAATAAAGCGATACTAAAAGAAAAAGGCTTGTAGTTTTCTCTGTATCCTTTATTATCCTCGTTATATAGCGGATTATATCCTTTTTTGAGACTGTACGACCTTGCTTTGAAATGCAGATTAGAAATTGAAAACACTACATTAGAGAGTTCATTTCTTGTATGAAATAGAGTGTTTTGCCCCCAATATGTTATCTCGCCGTGTTCATACATATAGCGTGGATATTGAGCCGCCCACGCAGGGTCTTGCAGCTCTTCCCTTGTAATGCTTGCTTTCCAATCGCCTCCATAAAGAGGAATATTTTCCCCTAATTTAGAGTCTTCACTTCTATTGAATTTTGGAAATACCCAAGTCTTTGGCGGTATGAATTTAATGTTTGAAACTGTCTTTTGATACTGAAACCAAGGGTCAAGGTTTTTGTTTCCAATATTTTTTTTATAGTTATACCAGTCGTAATTTTCTCCGTAGTCATCCATCCACCACTCAGTCTTTATTTCCTCTTCCTCTGCCTTTAAAACAATCTCACGGCTGCCTATCGGCTGTATTGGGTTTTCATCCAAATTTTTCTTGGCGAATAGGTTTATCGTGGTATCCTCACGAGTGTAGAATTTGTTTTGTGCTTCCCTTTTCTTAATTTCGCACTCTATCACTCGTTGGCTGTTTTCGTAGTTAAGCTGATACTTGTTTAGGTTAATCTCAAAGCCAGCGCCCAAGATGTCTTTCTCTACGCCATTATGGACAACATACCACCTGAATATAATCTGCCCATCTCCTCCCTGTTCATCATACACGCCTTTGATAATGTTAAAGGCTTCCTTATCGCTGTATTCCAGTATCTTTATTTTGGAAGTTTCTCCAAGAATAAAGTTATCGATGTTGTAGTATTCCTCGTTCACATCGATGCTGATATCCAAGGCATCAAAGCCGTCAGGCTCTTGTATTTCGTGAATACCTGCGTATTTCCCTGTCTGTACTTCCAATCGGAAAATCTGCCCTACTCCACTTTGGTATTGTATATTCTTAATCCCTTTCATTTCCCTTTATTTTAATGATGTTTTTGTTTTTCTTTACTCTACTTACTGCCACTGGTATTTGTCCGCCTTTTTGGGTGTATATGTAGCCGTTAAGTTCAAATACGCTGGTTTTATCATACTTTCTCATTACTCGGTCTTGCTGTTCGCCTATTTTAGTCGCTAACTTGTCGTAGTCTATTGCTGGCGTGTTGATATTCATCGGCACTTGGATATTCTTAACGATGCCGTTAGACAACAGAACCTCATCCAGCGCAGGTGTTTTGATGTTCTCTAATATCTTGCGAGTTTCCGACGCTGTGTAAATTCGGTCGCCCTGCTCCAAATATTTCAGCCTTGCACCTTTGTCGCTTCCCAAATCCTTAATGTTTCCGTGCTTATCGGTATGGATTTCAGCGCCTCGCTCATCTGTCCAAGCCCAGCCTTGTGGTGCGTTTTTCGTTCCGACAAAGTATTGTGGCACTGGGTTTTTACTCATAATCAGCCCTGCTTGTAGCGCACCGAATGCAAGTGCAATTCCAGCAGGAACGAGACCAGCAGGAACACCAAGTTGAGCGATAGACTGCGTTGCTCCTAATGCTCCGTTCATTAGTGCCTGTTGTGCCTGTGCCCTTTGTTCGGCTCTTGCCTTTTGCGCTTGTATCAGTTTCTCTTTCTGCATCTGCTGTTCCTTGATTACCATTGCCTCATCTTCCAAGGCGTTACGCTCGGCGATTTGTTCCTCTGTAAGTTCAGATAGACCATTAAGCGCATCAAGTCTTTTGTCAATAAATCCGAGTTCCGTGTCTGTTATGGTCTTCGAGCGTTCCAGTTCCTCATCAAGTTCAGCAATCGTTCGTTCCTTGCCTGATGATATTGCCTTTCCTGCAAAGTCGCTGATTAGCGCTGTGGCTGTGTTCATATAGTCAGCGAAAGACATAGAAAAGTCCTTACCTTGCTGTAAAATCTTGCTGTATAGGTCAGAAAACTGCTTACTTACAGCATCCAATCCCAAGTCTGCCAAGTTCTGCTCTACCAAGTTTTTCAGTGGCTCTAATCCCTCTACGATACGCAAGAACATCTTATTGGCTTTGTTCTTCTCATTCTCCATTATGGAGGTGTCCAGCTGTGTTATCTGCAAGTCAGTCTGTGCGAGTTGGACTTTTTCATCTTCATTAAGGTCTTTGCCTTGCTCTTGTAGAAGCGCCCTTTTTGCTTCCAACTGCTCTTTTAGTAGTTGCAGTTTTTCTTTCTCTCTCTTATTGACTGCTATGGTGGTGTCATATTCTAATAACTCCAAGAAATACTGCTTATCCTTGTAGGATATGCTCTTGTCTGTCATTATCATCTGCTTCTTATATTCGGCAGTTTCTTGACCCAAAAGTTTGATATACTCTATTTCCTTTTGGTTCTTTTCAAGCAGTGCTTGGTTGAGTTGCCTCATCTTATCCTGCTGACTTTCGTTTTCATCGAATAGGTCTTTGGATTTCTGCGCCTCTATCTCCCTCTGCTCCTGCTTGTATTTTTTAGCAAGGTCAAGTAGTTTGGTGTAGTATGTATCCTTTTCCTTGATGACAAGACCATCTATTTCTATTTCCTTTACCAAAAGGTCATAGCCTGTAAGTTCGTTTTGAGCCTCTACACGCTGTCTTCGGAACTTCTCTAATAGTTCGTTATGCTCAAAATCCAAATCTTTACGAGCCTTATCGAAAGCCTCTTTGTCTAACTGCTCCTGTGTTTTCTCTTTTTTTACCCTGCCTTTTGGTGTCTTTTTCTTTTTCTTCGCTTTGTCATTTCCTGCCTTTGGTGGAGCTACTACCTTGATGCTACTTCTTGGCACGAGTTCGCCATTTATATAAGCATACTCGTTTGCCCTCTTGTTTGTAGACATTCCTAATGCGTTTGTATCCCTCCAAATATTGTTATGAACAAAGTATCTCTGCCCTTTCTTCCTTGCTTCAATAAGTTTGTTTTCTAATTCCTTTTGGTTTTTAAGGTTTTGCAGCGCTTTTTCATCTCCTGAAAGTATCGCAGCGTTTTCCTTATTCAGGCTTGATAGTTTTTCTTTCGTGCTGTCAATGATAGAGCCAAAGTCTCCCAGCATCTTGATAGCATCCTCTGTTCCGAATATGGCATCTTTGATAGATTTCACAAAATACTCTATACCCTTGATAACAAGTTTAATAACAGTGCTAATTGCCACGAGATTGGTTTTAACCTGATTAACCACCAAATTAACCAAATCCCAGCCCTTGCCGTTGTCAAATAGGTTTCCTGTAAGGGCGTTAATCACATCGCCCACGGCTTCAAAAACATCTTTCAATTCGCCCATTATACTCACACCATCTGCTCCTCCTGTAATGGCTAAATCGAGAAACTCTTCCAATAGACCTTTGGCGATTTCCAAAACATCAGCAATAGCATTGATGAAATCCTTGTTGGTAGAAAGGGTATCCAAGAACTCTGTCCATTGGTTTTTGAGCCTGTTCTGTGCGCCAGCGAGGGTATCTATTCTATCAACAGCATCAAGTCCATAGACTTTTTTAAGCTCTTCGGCTACTTTTGGCAATACATCTCCTGCTACTACCTGCCCCTTTTTCAGCATGTCATCTAATTCGGAAGTAGACACGCCCATAGCATCAGCGAATATCTTCATCGCCCCAGGGAGCCTTTCCCCTAACTGCCCTCTCAATTCCTCTGCTTGGATGTTCCCTTTGGATACCATTTGCTCCAATGCGGTATAAACACCCTCTATTTGTTCGGCAGGAAGACCGAGTTTAGCACCTGCACCAGCAAAGGCTTCAAATACTTCTTTGGCTTTCTCGCCCTCCAAACTGGTGTTTTTCGCTGCTGCGCTGAACTTGGTGTAGGAGTCCGTAAGGCTGATAAGTTCCAATCCGTATTTTTCGGCAGCGCTTGAAAGAAACTCCTTTTGATAACCTACTTCTTCCTCTGTTTGGAAAACTTCTTTCATTGCGTAATTCACAGCGTTGAGCTTCTGAACAGTCTCATAAGATTGAGTAGCAATGTCGCCAAGCATTCTTGCTCCATCTGCCATAAGAATACCTCCAGCGATAGAACCAGCACGGCTCATCATTCCACCAAAGCCACTACCCATTCCGTTGAGTGCTGATTGGTAATTTCCGACATTTCGCTGGTTGTCGCCTACGCTTTTGTCTATCTTTTTCAGTGCAGAGTCTAATCCTACGGCTTTGAGTTTAGCCTCTGTAAATTCTTTGGATAGTTTGGATAGTTGCTTCTCATAGGCAGAAGCACCGATTTTACCATTTTTAAAATCATGCTCTAATAACTGCATCTGCGCTGCCAAATCTTTCGCTTTATTCTTGGCATCCAGCACTTCACTTGCAAATCTCTTGTAGTGGCTTTGGCTTTCGGATAGGATTTTGTTTTGTTTCTCCTGCAATGATAAGGCTTGTTTCTTTGCTCGTGCTTCGGCATTCTGCTGGTTTGCCAATTCCTTTGCTGTTCGTGCTTGTTCAGTAGTCAGCTTTGCATTGGTCAGT